GAGGTAAGAACTACCTCTCTCATCATCCTTTCGGCGTCGAAGAGATTGCTTAGTAATTCCTAATCCGCTTTCATTAGTGGACTAATCCAGACCTAGTATTCCTACTAGGATTTGCCCATAAATAATCAATTAGATTATCTACTACCCTTTAACAGGGATACTCAAAGTTGTTGAACGCTAGTTCATCGGACTCTCAAGAAAACTCAGATCGAGTTGTTCTTGTAGCATGTTCAGTAAGATGAAAGTCTTTCTGAATAAGCAACTGTTCTCGTTAGGCCTCTTTGTGATGCCTCGCGTGGTTAATGAATTAGAAATGATACCAATATCATTTCTTATATCTTTATATGGCTTCATCTCGGGCATCAAGTCTAAGATAAAGCTCTTTGTCAAGTTTGGATTCTTAGTACAATTATCCAAATATCTTTGAAAGGATGCTATTTCATATATCATCCAGATAATTTCTTCTCTCTTATCAGCCATTAAAGCTGATAGGCAGAGCGTCATAAACTGATCATCAAAGTCAGGTTGATCAAATATTTCCTTTAGAGTGAGGATTATTTCCGAATTCTTTTCGATTGCTAGCATAACCTTATGGTTAGGCGAAATCTTATCTAATCTTAATCGCTGACCAGCGGTGAAGATTGTGGACATTGAATCTTCGAATAAATCGAATTCTCCTCTACTCCTTTTAACATCACCTGTAATGGTGAATGCTAAGCCTGACATCAACAAGGTTGCTGTTAAAGCATACCTTACCATATTAATATAAGCAGGAAATCTTTCCTTCTTATCGTAAAAACTATCCAGAAATGGTAATTCACCACAATGGATTAATTCCGAGTACTTCTCTCGATCCTTCGGATCTAAAGAAGCCAGTAATAAATCGAGATGAGCATGAGCTGATCTATCTCCTCTATCCGCTCGCCACAATATAGTAGCGAACTTATCATCGAAGCTTTGACCATATCTCATAGCTAGTCTAAACGGTAATGGCGAGAATAATCCCCCATTTCGGTATGTTACTTTAGCAAAGTCTAACTTTGCTTCTCTACTCCAATTATGAGCAGATTCGGATTTGTCATAATTTATTCTAAAGCCCGCATATTTTGCGCACTTATCAAAATGAGAGATCTCAAGAAGAGACCTCCTTATCCCCTCAGAATCTAGAAATACTTCGTCTAGATCTAAGAAATCACGTTCAGGTAATACAGAATTGTATACTGCATCATCCCCTAGTACTCTATAGAATTTAGATGATTCTATATTGTGCAATGAGTTCTCTTTCATATCCATTAGGAATAAGAAATGATGACACAAGGCAAATATTAGAAAACTTGCCAGTAATCCTTGAGGCTGACCAGTGCTTTGCTGGTATACCTCCGTCG